AAATAAAAAATTAAATCGTTTATCATATACAAGCTTCATTATATCCAGCATATGATCTTTTTTATGTTCTATTACTTCATTAAATAAATTATCCATTTCTGATTTAGATACTTTAAAACAAAAAATATTTGTAAATAACTTCCTTAAATCACGTTCAATTGACAGCCAGGACTGAACTAAAAAATAAATACTCACATGTAAATGTCGCCTATTATAAACAAGTTCTTTAAATAGCTTTTTAGTATCTTTATTTTTCAAGAAAGCACCCATATCATCAAAGATAATACAATTATTTTCATACGGTTCTGCTTGTTTAATTCTATCCATGACTTCCTCTAAATTGTCATAATTTAATTCATTAAATTTTTTGTTTTCATCCAGACTATCAAAAATATTTTTTTTATAACTGCTTTGACTAGCATTCGGCATAAAAAGATAGATGTTATGATAGACCTTGCGTAAAATGCGGTTCTCACCTTTTGCATTAAAAAATGAGTACAGCAAACTGGTCTTTCCAGAAGCACTTTTTCCTATAAGTAGATTTACGCTATGGTTATTTAAAAACTTTGTTACTTCCCAAGTATCTAAATGGTCGGCCAGTTTTTTATCACATACCATCTCACATACACCTAAATCAGGTTTTTCATTCTCAATTATGGTAATCTTCATATAAGTATTATGATATTATAAATTTAAATAATATAAAAAATTTATACATATTTAGAAAAAAATTATATTAATATATTATATATGGAAAATTCTCTCTATAAAATCAAAGCAAGAGCCTCCAGCCTAAAGAATTATAATGAACTAGGAGGAAGACAAGCCAAATATATAAAGTATTATGTAGACAAGTTTAATATTAACACTGATGAATTTTTTAGAAATTGTAATACATTAGATGAACAATATGATTTATTAAAACATCATGTAGGCAGTTTAAACAAAATAAAAAAAACAGAAAAATACTTAGAAAAGATGAAAGAATATAAATTCCAAATTGATAAATTAACTATTGAAAAAGATATTTAGAAATATTTTCTATGCTATATATAAATGGAAAATGAACAATATGTTGTTGATTTAATTACTAAAAAGGTTGTTGAAAAAGATGAAGTTTTTTATTTGCCAATCAATAAGATAGATGGAATTGATATTAATTTAATTGTATTTAAAGACAACAATAATAACATTTATTTTAGAATTCAGTCAACTAATATAATTGATACGGCACATACCTTTGAAATTTACTTTATGTCAAAAAAATATGAGAGTGTACTTGACCTGTTGACATTTTTAAGAGAGAATATAAACAGCTTTAAATTTTCAAAATATAATGGTCGTTTTATTTTAGAACAGAAATTTAATAAATATGAATTAGTCAGGTCATATTTCAACAGCTTTTTTGATTGCAGTGAAAAATGTGCTGCTTGTATGGAAGATACAATTACGGAAACAAAATGCGGACATGCTTTATGCTATGCCTGTTGGGAAAAAATATTAAAAAATGTTAAAGAAGACAATACGCCAACGTGTCCAGTTTGCAGAGCCAGTATGGAATACAATTGATAATATTAAAATATTATATCTTAATATTATTTAAGCTTCAATGTGGTCTAAATATGAAATGTCACATAAAGATTTTATGATTTTATTAAAGTTATCCTTCAAACTTGTAGTAAGTATTTTAAGAGGTGATATTTCAGCGTCATCTGTATTTTCATCACATGACATTTGTTTAATATCATGAATAGCATTTGAATAATTATTAATAACCGATTTAATTAGTCTTGAAACGTAATAAAATAAATTGTCTGTATTATCGTTTTCATGAAATACCAACCATTTTGATTTTTTATCATAGCAACGCTCATTTACAAAAAATTCATATTCACCATCTTCATTCATACAATCTTTATAATCATATAATTTAAAACCATTTGAAAGCATTTGCTCTTTTGTTAAAACCTCTTTTATTACTTTTTTAGTTACAAAATCATTCTGTTTAAAATGTAAGCTCTTACGCTTTTTATCAGTGCAATAAAATGGTTTTTCATCTTCTTCAAAGGCATCAAAACGCTTTTTGATTACATCATGGATGTAATTAACAAATTTTTCATTTACATTATCACCACGAATCGTTTTAAGTGTCCTTATATCAATGTAGTCAATTTTAATATTGTTAAAAAATTCATTTATAGGCATAACGTTTTTAAATTCATGTATTTTAGTTTTATTTTGTATTAGTTTAGGTTGAGGTAGAACCTGTACGATAGGCTGGATTGTCTGCTGTGTAGGTTGATTTTGTAGCTGTTGTTTTAAATACTTTGCTTCAATACGTAGCTCCATTAATTCATGTTTTAGTATTTCATTTTCTTTTTTCATTTCCTTGTATTTATTGTAATACTTATCATTGTTGTCATTAGGTTGCATAGATTGTTTAACTTCGGTTTTGATTTCTTCACTAGGTAATGTAGGGACTAGCTTCGCTTTTCTTTTCTCATAGGCTCGGCGGTTATACTCGGCTTTTTTGATAGAATCCATTTTATATACTATACATAGAAAAAAATTCTTTAAGTTCTTAAATTCCTAAATATTTACTTAAATTTTACTTAACTTCTTAAAAATATTTTAGTAAAAAATTAAAAAAATCAAGAAATAGAAAAATATTCTCCTAAATAAAATTTTTCTTTGATAGAAAAAGTCCAAATCGGTTTTTTCTATGAAATAATTTTTCTTATGGTAAGGGTATATTTTCTTTTATTTTTTTGTTATGATAATAAGTAATATATAATGATATAGAATAATTTATAATAGTGTATATTTATTGTTAATTTTTATAGATATTATTATAGTTTAGACAAAAAAGTTAAATAAAAAGTTAAAATGTATTGCAGTTTTTGAAGTTTTAGGAGTCCGTAGGATTTTTGAAAAACACCCAAGAATTCCTGTCCATTATTGCTGAATAAGGAGTAAGTAGTAAATCCTGTAAAAATAGACTACATTTTAACTTTAGTTTAACTATTTAAAGAAATAATAATATCTATATATAAAAATGGAAGATATCAATAAATACTATGAAGGACTTGGCGAGAGCTACGCAATTAAATTACTAGATAAAGCCTATATGGAAGGTTGTGCGATGCGAAAGCTGCAGTGTCACCAATTTATAGTAGATAAATTAAAAAGATATGTAAAAAGAGGCTGTCCTTTTTATGATTTGATTGAATATAACAAAATGGAAGATACACTATCTCAATTGAATACCTACAATAATCAAAAGGATATAAATTTACATAAAGAATTAGCTACACGAGAAAGGAAACTATTTTCAAATATTACTGAAAAAAATATAAAAAAAACAATAGCAGATTTTGATTTACATTATAAAGACATTCTAGAAAGCAAAAAAAATACTTCTATAAATAATAGTAAAGCGTATAGAAATAACTATGTAAATAATTTTATTAAAACAGCCAAGCATGAGACTTGCGTATGTGGCTCAGAGGTAAATATATATAAAAAGACTCAACATCTAAACACGTTAAAACATAAAAATTATATTGCAAATATGAATTAAAAAAAAATTGATTTAATCTGTTATAAATTAATTTTTGTAAAAATGTCTGAATACGATAAATGCTGTATTTATAAAATTATATCAAAAGATATTAATATTACCGAGGTGTATGTGGGGCATACAATAGATTTTGAAAGAATATTAAAATTTCATAGGCAAAAAAGTAATAAAAGAAGTTATAAATTATATAATTGTATTAGATTTTATGGCGGTTGGGAAAATTTTGAAATTATTAAAATTGAAGATTATCCATGTAATTCTAAACAAGAAGCTAAAATTAGACAACAATATTGGATTACAGAATTGAAGGCAGAATTAAATATAATTAATGCATCTATGGAAACTAAAAATGACCGAAAGGAGAATAAAAAAAACTATATGAGGGTATATATGAAGACCTGCCCTTTTGAAACTTGCGTATGCGGTTCAGAAGTCAACATTTATAAGAAGACCCAACATTTAAACACATTAAAACATAAAAATTATATTGCAAATATATAATATGTATTATAAAATAAAAGAGTTGTTTAGAAATATTTTCTATGACATTAAAAAATTTTTAAATATTTAATATATTATTATTTAAAATACTAATAATATATATGTGTCAGTCAAAGAGGTGCGATTATGTTGAATTATATGAGTATAAAGGTTATAAAAAAATAGTCCATTATCATACTAAAAATAATAAATTAATTCCTTTTTTTATACAATACATCTAGTAAGCAAGGTTTTTAATATTTTAAATTAATATTTATTCCAAATAATCATTTATAGGCAATTCGGTTTTATGACTATAATTATCTAAAATAGTCTGTGGATTAGTCCCACGATTATAGCTATAATATTCAAGCAACTGAATAAAGTTAGGTTTAGTTTTTATATGATTAATTATAAGCTTAAAAATCTCTCGCTGTGTCAATGCTCTCATCGTCTTAGATTTTATATAACTGGTTAAATTACTTATGTTCATTGGTGTATCACGACCTCCTAACAGATATTTATCAATTGGTAGATTTGTAACTGCATTAATAAAATTTTTATTAGTTATTTCAATATGTTTCATTCCATACTGCAAAAAGGTTTTATAATCTGTTCTATGATATACAATCTTAGTTTTATATACAACCAAATAATTACCCATTAGCTCATTATTAAAATCTTTTTTATCTATGATTTTTACATTGATGTCCTGATTCCGAACGCCGTAGTTCAATAATAAAAAATTAATTACAAAATCCTCATATTGTTCAGTATCATATAAAGTTTTAATAAATTTAACATACTCATTATATGCTGGTAATTTATTCAATATTTCTTTATTTTGGTATTTAACCAGATTTTTTTTTAATCCAATTAAGGCCTCTCGTTGTTCTTCTAATTCAGTGACATCTAAACCAAAATGTAATTTTATAACCATAGCAACATTTAAATATGCGTACATGCTGTTATAATTAGAATTACCCAAATTTGTAATAGCATCTAAAATATATTTATTAGATGTATTAATAATATCATTACTCAGAACTTTTCTTAAACGCTTATATATTGAGATGTAATTGCGTTTAGTAATATCGGTAAGGGTTTTATTTTTTAATGCTTGTTCTAACTCGTTATTATTAGACATTTTGCTAAATAATATATATATAAAAATATAATTATTTTTTTAAATAAATTAAATTTATATATTAATATAAACTATAGATGCCTAAAAAGGAAAGGAAAAGCAAGCAAAAGCAAAAGCAAAAACAATCTGTTTCTCAACGTCAGAAAGTTAAAGTGATTGTCAATTTAGGCAAAGCAATGCAAAGACGACAAGCGAAGCGACAAGCGAAGCGTCAGCAAATTCAGCAACCTGCTGTAAATCAGATATGGACATATCAACCACAGCAATTGCTATCTGCCCCTCAATATCAGCAACCAGTTACATCACAAGGTACTTTTGTAAGTGCTGGTCAACAACAGGGACAACCATTAGGGGGTCAATCCTTTACTAATATACAAGAGCAAAGAGAAAATGCTTTAGGAGGGCAACCATTCCAAGAAAGAGATTCTCAACCTTATTCAATTACTAACCAATTTAATCAGCGACAGCAAACATATTTATTAGATGATGTTGGGTATGATGAGTCTGAAGGTCAAATGGTTCCATTTCAACAACCACCATCAAGAGGAAGAATTGAGTTTGAAGATGATGAACCTGAAGGGCAAATGGTTCCGTTTCAACAACCGCCATCAAGAGGAAGGGTTGAGTTTGAAGATGATGAGTCTGAAGGTCAAATGGTTCCATTTCAACAACCGCCATCAAGAGGAAGGGTTGAGTTTGAAGATGATGAACCTGAAGGGCAAATGGTTTTATATACACCACTGACTCAACAACCAACCCAGCCACAAACTCAAATTATACCTAAATCAAGAGTAGATTTTGATAATTATTTTGATGATTATTTTGATAATTTACAACAAACTTATTTATTTGATGACCCGCCAAGAGGTTTAGGTGCTTTTGAAATACCAACGCAAGTTCTAGGTGATTTATTTAGACCAAGACAACCTTTATTATTATTAAATGAAGAACAAGCTGAAGCTAAGCCAAGTATCAAAAAGAAAAAAAAGAAAACCAAGCTGGTTTTAAAAGAAGATATACCTTCAGTTTCATATGATGAAGTAGAATCTGGAGCAGTACAAAGGCGGAAAGGTAGACCGAAAGGTTCAAAAAATAAATCAAAGGAGGTTTTGCTTCAAGAGCGATTAAAAAAACAGGCTAAACGTGATGCTAGAGAACAAAGACGAGAGGAGTTGCTAAGACAATCAGGCTATACGACTGATAACCCACAGGATTTTTAAAATACAAAATAATTAAATATTTAAATAAATAAATAAAAATAAATTTTCTATTGATATATTAAGGAATGCCAAAAGCAAAAAATGCCGATGTAAGCGACGACGAACTGGAATTAAAAAATAACATTACACCTGTAGTAAATGAGAAAAAAGAAGATAATAATAATGGGTATCACTCCGATGATAATTGTGATAGACAGATGGAAGTATATGAGGCTATGATGGAAGTTAAACAGCGTCAAGAGCATATTAAAAAACTTAAAGAGGCAATAATTCAAAAAAAGGGAAGACCACCGCCTTTTGAGCTTAAACCTGCTAAAACTAAAAAACCAATTGTTAAAGTTTCTAAAGTTAAACCACCTGAACCTGTATTATCAAGCGATACAGAAGAAGAACCTGAACCTCAACCTCAACCTGAACCAGTTAAACCAGTTAAAGCAAAAAGGCAAGTCCCACAGTCTGTTTTAGACAATTTAAAAAAAGGCAGAGAACGTTTAGCTGAGAAGAAGAAGAACCAAGTTATACAAAAACAAGAATTAAAAGTAGCAAAGAAAAAAGAAAAGGTTGATAAAAAGCAAAAAGAACAAGAGCTTTTAGAAGAAATTGTTAAGCCTTTAAAACAAAGTAAAAATGAGACTCTGATTAAAAAAGCAAAACTATTAGCAAAAAAGAAACTTAAGGAACAGAAAATTTTAGAATTATCAATGAGCGATGTGTCATCAAGCGAGACTGAACTACCTAAACAAAATGTCAGACAAATTAGAAGACCACCAACACCACAGCCACCAATTCCTGAAACACCAAGATTTATATTTTATTAAAGTATTCATATAAATATTTTCTATATAATTAATATAAATGAAAATAGATGAAATTATGGCGAAGATTGATGAGGTTGATGAACGTATTAATTTAATCAAGGGTAAAAAAAAATATATTACCTTAAATGATATAATGAATAAATACCCATATTTAAGCGAGAATGATCCTATGCTGTATATTTTATATTCAAAAGAAGCAGAGCAT